TCAATCAGCGGATATGTGCTGTTTGCTCCAATTGTAGCCGCATTCATTTTGACCGTTGCACTGACGA